ACATTATATTGAAATTACAGGAGACGAATTAAGACAGTTAAAAACAAGGAGTGAATTTCAATCCTCCCTTAAATATGTAAAGGCGTTGTATCTTTGGACAGAAAAAGGAGCACTTCTTCATGCTAAGTCCCTTAACACAAATAAAGCGTGGCAGGTGTATGACTATTTGGTAGACTTTTATTTTAGAGTTAAAGAAACAGATATAGGGGAACAGAAACCAGATAATGTGGTTTATAATACCAAGATTGCAAATCCAATTAAAGTATTCAAGACGCTGATTAGAGTTGCAGAAGACAACGGATTTGTTGTAAAGACATGTGAATTTCAGTCTACCTTGAGTAGAATAAAAGGTAATAAGATAGGCTTAAGAAATAATTTGACACTTGAACAGATTGATTATGAGCTTGCATATATTTTGGCACATGCGTTCATACATAGAGATGCAGGAGATGTGATAAGTAGTTTTGATTGTAAAATATATAATCAAAGAGCGGAATGGGCAGCAGATATGATTATCAAGATATTAAATGCAGCGTAATTGTGAAAGTTGCACCGGTACAACAATATACTGGCAGCAGGCAAAAGATTGCAGTGAATTGCAGTTTTAAATGTGATATTATGTATTTATAAAAGATTGCAGTAAATTGCAGTTTTAAATGTGTTATAGTATAAACTACAGAAAGAGCAAGGGAATCTTAAACGGATTCCCTTTTTAATTGCAATGGAATTTGATTACAACAGTAAGAGATGGAAACAGAAGAGAGCCAGAATATTAAGGCGGGACAAGTATATGTGTGTTGAATGCAGAAAGTATGGGCGACAGAGAGAAGCGGTCACGGTTCATCATATTAAGCATGTTGATGAATATCCAGAGCTTGCTTACATAGATTCTAACCTTGAGAGCTTGTGCAATGCATGTCACAATAAGATGCACCCTGAAAAGGGCGGACATAAAGCATAGCCCCCCCTGTTTAAATGAAAAATTTTTAAGCCGTCTGGGACCGGGGAGGGGAGACGTTTCCAACTCTGCAAAAAATTATCAGGGAGGGGGAATGCCAAAATGGAGTCTGAAAAATGGAGAAGAAAAATCAAGGATAATCTCAAGAAATTAGGCACTTATGACGCTGCTTATAACTCTGTCATAAATACCTTGGCAGATACCCTGGAACAGCGCGATAAAGTTTACGGAAATTATAAGAAAAATGACGAAGACATGATTGTTGAGTATACCAATAAAGCAGGCAAGACAAACATGGTAACAAATCCTAAGATTGTACTATGGAATGAGCTTAACAAGACAGCGTTGTCGTATTGGAAGGAACTTGGATTGACACCTTCCAGCTTAAAGAAGATTGGAGGGGCAAGACCAGAGGAGAAGCCGACAGGTCTTGCAGCAGCACTTGCTTCAATTGAAAGCTAAGAACTGGAGTACAGTAATTGAATATGCAGAATCAATACGAGATGGAAAGAAAGTAGCTTGTTTGGAACTTAAGCAGGCAGTAGACAGATTCTTTCGTGATCTGGACAATCCAGAATATGAAGTCAATCCCAAAGCGCCAGAGTTCTGCATACAGATAATTGAAAAAACAATAAAGCATCAGCAGGGAGAGCGTATCGATGGAACACCATTGAGAGGCACTCCTTTTTTATTAGAGCCATTTCATAAATTTATAATATATAACCTTGTTGGTTTTTATCACAAGGGTACAGGCATTGTAAGATTTCATGAGGCTCTTATATTTATACCGCGAAAGAACATAAAGACTTCTTTTGCGGCTGCATTAGCATGGGCATTGTCATTATGGTACAGACGTTCAGGGTCAAAGGTTTATATTGCTTCAGCGGCATTAATGCAGTCACTTGAAAGCTTTAATTTCCTTGATTACAATGTCACAGCAATGGGGGAAAAGAAAGTAAGAGGAAGGAAAGGGGGAAGCGTAAATGTTATTGATAACAACAATGAGCACAGTATGGAAGCCACCCTCCCGGATGGGAGCTTTTATATAAGGGCATTAGCAGCAAATCCAGATGCACAGGATTCTCTTAATTGCAATATTGCAATCGTTGATGAAATACATGCTTTAAAAAAGCCTAAGCAATACAATCTTTTTAAAGAAGCTATGAAGGCATACACCAATAAACTGATTATAGGTATATCAACAGCAGGAGATAATGAGAATTCATTTTTGGGAAACAGATTGAAATATTGCAGGAAAGTTTTAGATCGAACAGTTAAAGATGAACAGTATTTTATATTTATGTGCTGTGCTAACCCTGATGAGAATGGTGATATTGATTATACGAATCCAAAGGTACATGAAATGGCCAACCCTGCTTATGGGGTATCCATTCGTCCAGAAGAGCTAATGAATGATTCGTTACAGGCTCAGAATGATCCACAGCAGAGAAAGGATTTCTTTGCAAAGTCGTTAAATGTATATACATCTGCTATTAAAGCATATTTTGACATTGAAGAATTCAGGAGGTCCGATTCTAAGTATAGTTGGACACTTGAACAATTGGCGAAGCTACCAATAAAATGGTATGGTGGCGCAGACCTGTCAAAGATGCACGATCTTACGGCTGCATCGTTATATGGTAATTATAACGGGATAGACATAATAATACCTCATGCATGGTTTCCTGTTACAGCAGCATATAAAAAAGCAGATGAAGATAATATTCCTCTGTTTGGTTGGAAAGATAATGGTTGGCTGGATATGTGCAACAGTGCAACGGTCAATCATGCAGATATAGTTAATTGGTTTATAAGCATGAGAAAGAAAGGATTCAAGATTATTGAAGTAGGCCATGATAGAAAATTCTGTAGGGAATATTTTATTGGAATGAAAAGAGCCGGCTTTAAGATTGTTGACCAGCCACAGTATTTTTACAAGAAATCAGAAGGTTTCAGACACATAGAAAAAGCTGTTAAAGATGGTAAATTGTACTATCTTCACTCAGAAGCTTATGAATATTGTGTTGAAAATGTGAGCGCAATAGAAAAAACAGATGACATGATTCAATATGATAAGGTTCAGCCGGAGCAGCGAATAGATATATTTGACTGCTCTGTTTTTGCGTGCATAAGGTATTTGGAAAATCTGGAAAAATCCAGCATTGCGTCAGGCTGGTTTGGAGGAAGTAAAAAGTGAGTAAAAGAAGAAAGAAACAAAATGTAAAAAGAGATGCTTCAGTTGGATTCCTTCTTTCTGGAGATGCATATACGACGCTATGTGGTGATGGATATACTCCATTAAACAAAAATCCGGAAGTAGTGACAGCATGTGGAGTAATAGCAGAACTGATTGCGTCAATGACAATTTATCTGATGTGTAATACAGACAATGGCGACATAAGGATTAAGAATGAATTAAGCAGGAAGCTTGACATTAACCCTAACAGATTCATGACGAGACATACATGGGTAAAGTGGATTGTAATGAATATGTTGCTTGGCGGAAAAGGGAATGCAGTTGTATATCCTACAACGGACGATGGCATATTAGGAGATATGATATTAATCCCACCAAGTCAGACATCATTTCTGCAGGATGGATATGGATATCAGATAGGGATAAATGGACGATATTATGATCCTGATAATGTACTGCATTTCGTATATAACCCGGATGAAAATTATCCATGGAAAGGCCGTGGGATAACGGTTGAGCTTAAAGATGTAGCCCAGAATCTTAAACAGGCATCAGACACAAAGAATGCATTTATGTCAAATAAGTTTCAACCAAGCCTGATTGTTAAAGTAGATGCCTCTGTAGAGGAGTTCCAGTCGCCAGAAGGCAGAGAAAAGTTATTAGAGGATTACACAGCGGGGGTAGAACAGGGAAGGCCTTGGATGCTGCCTGGAGAAATGATTGATATAAAAGAGATAAGACCATTGACTCTAGGAGATTTAGCATTAAACGATTCTGTTGTTCTTGATAAAAAGACGGTTGCATCTATTGTTGGAATACCAGCATTTCTTTTAGGTGTAGGAAATTACAATAAAGACGAATATAACAATTTTATATCGCGGAAAATAAAGGCAATTGCAGAAGAAATTGAACAGGAATTAACTAGAAAATTGCTGATAAGTCCTAACTGGTATTGGAAATTCAATGTCCAGAGCCTTTATGCGTATGATATTAAAACAATCAGTGATGTATACAGCAATCTCTATGTAAGAGGTCTGTTTACGGGAAATGAGGTAAGAGATAAGCTTGGGGCATCTCCTATGGAGGGACTTAATGAACTTGTCTTATTAGAAAATTATATTCCACTGGATAAGATAGGAGACCAGAAAAAACTTATACAGGAAGGAGATACGGATGGAAATTAAAGATATAGGAATGCAGATTCGCTCTGCAGAAAGTAAATTTAATACGAGGGAAGACGGAGAAGACCTTTACATTGAAGGATACTTCGCCGTTTTTAATAGCAACTATGAATTATGGCATGGAGCAACAGAATCTATTGATTCTCACGCTTTCGACAATGCGCTTGGTGATGATATCCGGGCATTGGTTGACCACGACACGCATTTGGTGCTAGCAAGGAACAAAGCAGGCACACTTGAATTGAAAATTGATTCACGCGGATTGTGGGGAAAAATCAGAATCAATCCGAAAGATTCTGATGCAATGAACCTGTATGAAAGAGTGAAGCGTGGAGATGTTGATCAGTGTTCTTTTGGATTTGACATTCTTGACCAGGAAACCGAGTACCGGGAAGATGGAACAGTTCATTGGACAATCAAGAGCGTAAAGCTGTATGAAGTATCAGTATGCACATTCCCGGCATATGAGGACACTTCGGTGTCAGCTCGTAAGAAGGATTACGAGGATATCAAAAAGAGATGGTCAGAATTGTGGAAAACACAGATGACTGCACGAATTAAAGGAGGAAAATAATGGCATTAAAGGCATTAATGCTTCGTAAGAAGCTCACAGACGCAAAGAAGGCTCTTGATGAAGCAAGAGCGAAGACAGCCACTTTTGAGACTAGAGAAGCAGAGCTTGAACAGGCTATAAGTGAAGCTGAAACTGATGAGGAAAAGCAGGCTGTAGAAGAGGAAGTTGAAAAGTTTGAAACAGAGAAGAAGGAACATGATGAAGAGGTTTCTAAGCTGGAAAATGATGTAGCTGCTATAGAAAAAGATCTTGCAGATACAGAGGCTGAACAGCCAAAACCAGCGGCAAAGCCAGAAGAGAGAGGAGAAAGAAAGACAATGACAACAAGAAAATTCTATGGAATGGATATGCAGGAAAGAGACAGGTTCTTCGCCGATGATGGAGTTAAGAATTTCCTTGGCGAAATCAGATCATGTATCAAGGAAAAGAGAGCATTAACCAATGTTGGATTAACAGTACCAGAGGTAATGCTTCCACTTATCAGGACTAAGGTAGAGGAAACATCTAAGCTTGTCGGAAGGGTAAATCTTGCTACAGTGAGTGGTAAAGCAAGGACAAGAATCATCGGCACAATACCGGAAGCAATATGGACAGAAATGGTTGGAACACTTAATGAACTTGATCTTAAGTTTTATGATGATGAAGTTGATGGCTATAAGGTGGGAGGCTTTATTCCAGTGCCTAATTCTATACTTGAAGATAATGATGTAGACCTTGCTTCTACTATCATTGATGCATTAGGTAAGGCAATTGGAAAAGCACTTGATAAAGCTATTGTGTATGGAACAGGAACAAAGATGCCATTAGGTATAGTTACAAGATTAGCACAGGCTGCACAGCCTGAAACATATAGCGCAACAGCAAGACCATGGGCTGATTTACATGAATCACACATAATTACAGGAACAGGTGCTGCAGGACTTAATCTTTTTAAAGAAATACTCACTAATTCAGGTGTAATTGAAAACGATTACATTGAAGATGGTCTGGTATGGCTGATGAATAAGAAAACACATGATAAGATTAAGATTCAGTCCCTTGATAAGAATACTAACGCTCTTATTGTTGCTGGTATGAATAATACAATGCCACTCATCAATGGAGATATTATTGAACTTTCATTTATACCAGATGACAATATTGTATTTGGATATTTACCAGCATATTTACTTGCACAGAGAGCAGGCACAGAAATAGGCCAGTCAGAGCATGTAAGATTCATTCAGGATCAGACTGTATTTAAGGGAACTGCGAGATACGATGGAAAGCCAGCAATTGCTGAGGCATTTGGTGTACTTACAATTTCATCAGCTGCACCGACAACAACGGTAACATTTCCAACAGATACAGCTAATTAAGAGAGGTGATAAGCTTTGGACAACGCAAGTATATTGGAAATTATGAAACAGGATATAGGCATATCAGTTGAACTTCCACCAGAAAGAGAAGTATTTTTGACTAATTATATTGAGTTGGCCAGAGCTGCCATCGCAAGGGAAGGCATAACCGTTCTTGATAACATTGAGGACGGTATGCTTGTTGAAATGTATGCATCATATCTGTACCGAAACAGGAAAGAGGATAAACCTATGCCGAGAATGCTAAGGCTGGCACTTAATAACCGAAAATTAAGCAGGAAGGAGTTAAGTGATGGAGGGATATCTTGAACTTATAACGCCTGTATATGAAAATGATGAACTGAACCAAAGCATTAAGACAGGAGAAAAGGTTGATTCTGTATGGGTTGAAGAAATATCTGTTACACGGAGTGAGTTCTATAATGCCGGTAATAGTGGGCATAAAGCACAGTTAGCATTTATGACAGCCTCAGCAAACTATAGCGGTCAGAGTGAATGCAGATTTTGCAAGAAAGCATACAGCATATATCGTACATATAAGTCTGATAATGAGACGATTGAACTTTATCTTGAAGAAAAGGTGGGAATAATGTGAAGATAGGAATAGATAGTTTGTCAGAAACCGTAGCACAGGAATTAAGCAATTATTCAAGAGAAGTAAATAAGGCTCTGCGAGATGAGGTGAAAACAACAACTAAGCAATGTGTTAAAGATATTAGGGAGGCTGCTCCAGAGGATACGGGAGCATATAAGAAGAGCTGGACATCCAAGGTTCAATATGAAAGTGAAGATGATATCCGGACAGTTGTATATGCAAAGGGAACAGGAGCAAGCTTAACGCATCTTCTTGAGAATGGACATGCGAAGGTTGGCGGTGGAAGAGTGAAAGCATATCCACATATTGCTCCGGCGGAAGAAAAAGCAAGCGAAAGCTTGTTTAACAGAGTGAAGGTGAGATTAGGAAAATGAAGCTTGGAGATTTGATAAAAATATTAAGCACAACAAGTATTCCAACAACATACAGAGCATTTGAAGAAGGGAAGTCGCCAGGGCTTCCCTTTATATGTATAGTTGATGCAGATACAGATAATTTTTTTGCAGATGGCAAGGTATGGCATGAAATTCATGCAGTTAATATTGAGTTGTATACGAAGAGCAAAGATATAGAAACGGAAAACAAAGTAAAAAAGGCACTTAATGATAACGAGATACCATGGCAGCAGACGGAGGTATACATTGAATCAGAAAAGTGCTATGAGCAAATATTTAGTATGGAGGTATGACATGGGAAAGAATAAGGTTAAGTACAATCTTAAAAACGTACATATTGCAGTAAAAAAGGCATCTGGGACATATGACACACCATTTGAGTTACCCGGAGCGGTAAATATGTCACTTAGTCCACAGGGAGGACTTGAACCGTTTTATGCGGATGGTATCAAATATTCTGTCAGTTCGACTAATAATGGCTATGAAGGAGATCTTGAGATTGCTCTTGTTACGGATGAATTCAGAACACAGATATTTAAAGAGTACACAGATAACAATAAAGTTATGTTTGAAGATGCAGATGCACCGACAGTAGAATTTGCGCTCGGCTGTCAGATTGATGGAGATGTAAAAGAAACAATGTTCTGGTTTTATGGCTGTACAGCAACAAGACCGAATGTTGATGCACAGACCAATGAGGATAAGAAAACACCGCAGACGGATAAGCTCACAATATCTGTTGCCGGTGATGATTTTACTGTTGGTGGAAAGAAGAAACGACTGGTAAGAGCCAAGTCAACAGAGGAAACCACTACTTCACTGGAAACATGGTTTGAAAATGTTGTTTCACCGGTTGAAGCTGCATAAGGAGAATAATTATGGCAACAAAAAGAAATATAGAAATTGGTGGTATAGTATGCCACTTTAGAAGCTCAGCAGCAGTACCAAGAATATATCGACTGATGTTTTCAAGGGATTTGTTTAAAGACATGTCAAAGCTGGCAGATGAATTGGATAAATCAAACAGACTGGAAGAGAAAGAAAAGAAAAAGGCGGAAGCAGAGGGCAGGGCTTATGTTAAGTCAAGCGCTCTGCCTCTTTCATCTTTGGAAATGTTTGAGAACATCGCATATGTTATGGCTAAACATGGAGACCCGTCACAGCCAGATAATATAGAGGAGTGGCTGGATCAATTTGAAATGTTTTACCTCAGATATTAGACATGTGGAAAATTGAAACACATCAGGAATCAGAACCAAAAAAAGTGTAGGCGAGATTGACAGAGAACTTAATACTCCTTTGTATTTGCTTAGGGTTGTTCAGTTAGGGATATCAATATCAGATTTAGAGCTGTTAAGCATAGGATTGGTGAATGATATGTTTATTGAATATAAAAACGATGATTGTGAGTATGCAAGAAAAGCAACACAGGAGGATATAGACGCTTTATAGGAGATAAGTATGGCTGGAACAAAAATAAGAGGAATAACAATAGAGATTGGCGGCGATACATCAGGTCTTAATAAAGCACTTGGTTCGGTTAATTCGCAGATAAAAAGCACCCAATCTCAATTAAAAGATGTTGAGAGATTATTAAAATTAGATCCAAGTAATACAGAACTTCTTACACAGAAGCAAAAACTTCTTAAAGAGGCTGTTACAGAGACTAAGGATAAACTTAAGACGTTAAAGGAAACACAGGATAAAATAGACAGCGGAAAGGTAAGCACAACAAAGGAGGCTTATGATGCGCTTAAAAGAGAAATTATAAGTTGCGAATCAAGTCTGAAGGATTTAGAAAAACAGGCTTCTCAAAGTAATGTCGCTTTAGTAAAGGCGGGTCAGACATTTGATGGCATAAGCGAAAAAGCGGGTTCGACTGGAAAAAATATGTCAAAGTTAACAGCAGTAATCACTGGGGTAGCTGCAGCCGGAGTGGGGGCGGCAATTTCATTAGACGATGGCTATGACACTATAATAACCAAAACAGGAGCTGCGGGGGAAGCATTACAGGAACTTAATAATGTTGCTGATAATATATATGGTTCGATGGCTGTATCAATGGATGATGTAGGTATAGCTGTGGGAGAAGTAAACACGAGGTTTCAGCTTACAGGCGATAAATTGCAGAGCCTGTCAGAACAATTTCTGCAATTTGCACAGATAAATGAAACAGATCTTAATTCTTCAATTGATAGCACAGATGCAATAATGAATAAATTTCAAATAGATGCGTCAAGAACATCGGATGTATTAGGACTGTTCACGAAGGTTGGTCAAGACACTGGCATATCAATGGAAACATTATTTAACAGCTTACAGACAAATGGTGCGTCACTGCAGGAACTTGGCTTTGACTTAACTCAATCAACCATGTTGTTAGCTCAGATGGAGGCTAGCGGTGTAGATACAGCTACTGGGGTCACTTCCTTAAAGAAAGCAGTTACTAATCTAACAGATAGTGGCGAACCTTTAAACACTGCATTATCTGAGGTTATAACATCAATAAAAGATGCAAAAAGCGACACGGAGGCATTGAATATAGCGTCATCAACGTTTGGAAGCAAAGGCGCAGCGGAAATGTCAAAGGCAATAAGAGATGGCAGACTAGACATAAATGATTTAGCTGCTTCACTTCAGAGCTATGGCAATGTAGTCTCTGATACATTTGAAGCAACGCAAGACCCGTGGGATGAAGCTACGATTACAACGAATAACTTAAAACTAGCAGGAGCAGACTTAGGCTCAACATTGTTAGAAACACTAACACCCAAGATAAATACTGCAGTGGCAGCAGTCAAGGATTTTTCACAATGGTTTAGGAACTTATCTGACGAACAAAAGAATATTATGCTGGTAATAGCAGCAGTAGTAGCCGCTATAGGTCCACTATTGATTTTTATAGGTAAGATATCAAGTGGCGTGTCAAGTATTATAAAGGTAATACAAGTATTGATGCCTATAATAAGTTCACTGAATGCGGTACTGGCGGCAAATCCTATAATATTAATAATTACAGGAATTACAGCTCTGATAGTTGCAATTGTACTTTTGTATAATAAATGCGAGTGGTTTAGAGATGGTGTTAATGCTGTCGTAGGAACAATAGTAGATTTTGCAAAAGAAGTGTGGGATAAGATAAGCACATTTTTTACTGAAACTATTCCAAATGCTTTTGACGCTGTAATATCTTGGTTTAAAGATAACTGGCAAGGTCTTTTGCTCCTTTTAGTGAATCCGTTCGCCGGAGCTTTTAAACTATTATATGATAACTGTGAAGGATTCAGAAATTTTGTAAATGGTTTTGTAGAAAAAGTAGTGGATGCATTTACAGGATTTGCGTCTGACATAAAAGAAAGAGCTGTAAGCATAGGAACACATATTACAGATGGGATTGAAGTTGCAATAGATTATATTCGTGATTTACCACACAAAATGACAGAGTGGGGCAAAGATATGATTGATGGATTTGTAGCAGGAATAAAATCAAAATTAAGTAATGTTGAAAATGCTGTTATAGGTATAGGCAATAAAATTAAGAGCTTTCTTCACTTTTCAAGACCAGATGAAGGTCCTTTGCGCGATTATGAAACTTGGATGCCTGATTTTATAGGAAGAATGGCAGAGCAGATAGAGCAACAGAAGGGTAAAATAACTAATGCTGTACAGAGTATGGCGGGGGAAATGAAATTTACACCAGCTATAGCAGGTACATCTAGCATAACAAGCAACACCACAAATGTATTTAATGGAAATTATAAGTTTAATGATAAGTCTGATATTGATTATTTCATGAATCAGGCGGCACTTAGACTGAAAGGAGCACGATGATAGTTAATGGTACAGATTTAAGGACTAAATATGGTCTTAATGTTGTATGGCTTAGCCAGACGGTAAACCCCCGGACGGTGAATGTATATAATAATTGGCTTGATGGTGCAATAGACCCAGCTAAATATAAGAAGACAAAGTATACAGAATTTGAGATATACATTGAAATGCTTGTTAAATCTGAAAGTAAAGAAGATTGTGAAAAGCTAATGAGTTCTCTGATGGCAGACTTTGAATCAGGAATTGTTCAGCTGGATGACATGGAATTCTTATATAAGTTTGATATGGCCAAGGAGCAGAGAGAATTAAAGAAAAGATGGTTATATCATTATGAATTGACATTAACAGGGCATGCAAAACTTGGAAAGCCGGTTAATGAGAGCTTCACAGGAACAGAATACACAACAACTATTAAAGGCACAGCAGAAACTCCTGCTGTGCTTTCTTTAACATCAGATATTGCGCTAGGAAGTCTCACAGTAGAAGGTTTAACTGAAGATATTATTACAATTTCCAATGTTGGAAGAAATACAAGTATTCTGATTGATGGAGAATCATGCCAAGTAACTGAAAACGGCGAAGATATATTTGATAAGGTTGATTTATGGAGCTTTCCAAGGGCAAGTCCTGGAGACATTACGATTAAGCTGGGGAGCACATGCAGTGCAAAATTAAGCTATTATCCAAGATATATTTAAGGAGGCAATATGAAACTTAAGTTAGGTGAAATAAAAGGTGTGATAATTGGATTACGGAAGGTCTATGATAAGAAGCTTCCGGTGGCATTAAGCTATTCTATAGCGAGCAATGAGAAGATGCTGTTTGAAAAGTATAAAGAAGTTGAGGAACACCGTGAAAAGATATTCAAAGAGACTTGTCTGAAAGATGATGGCGGTGTACCGATTATGTTTAAAAATGAGAAGAACGGCACTGAAGAATATACATTTGAAACAGATGCAATAAAGAAAGAGGCAATTTCTAAGGTAGAAGAACTTTATGAGCTTGATGAAGATTTTGGCATAAGAACAGTAACGATGAATGTTATTGAGCTTACAGAAACAGATCCTAAGTATGATATTCTTACTGCACAGGATATGTCGGCATTATTGTTCATGATTAAATAAGAGGAGGAGCGGCTATGCTGAAATACATTGATAAAAATGGCAAGAAAAAGCCGCTAATTGAATATTCGGATCTGTGTATTGAAGAGGTGCTTGACTATGGAGATAAGACATTAACATGTAATGTTTCTATGAAATGTTCTGTGGCGCTGGAGGATATAATCAGGACCAGAACCAATGAATATGTAATAAAGCAGAAAAACGGACTGGCTAATGATGGTACATATACAGTAACAGCAAAACTTAACATTGACGAGCTGGAAGGGACTCCTTTTATATCTTTTGATACAACTGAAAAAACAGCACTGGAGGCAGCTCAGTTAGCTCTTGCTGGTACTGGGTGGACATGCGAATGTGATGTAAAAAAGAAGCGTACCATAAGAATGACAAATGCCTCATCATGGGAAATATTAAAAAAGATAGTTGATACTTATATGCTGGAAATGCAAATTGACAGTATAAATAAGGTTATCAGATTAAAGGAAAAAATTGGTTCGTATAAGGGAGCATATTTTACAGACCAGATCAACTTGATATCTTTAGAGAGTCAGGCAAATACAAATGATTTTTATACAAGGATTTATCCAATAGGAAAAGATGGACTGACAATTGAAAGTGTAAATAATGGCAGTACCGTATTGGAAAATCATATATATAGTTCTAAAAATAAGACATATATATGGAAGGATGAAAGATATACGGATCCGCAAAGTCTGAAAGAAGACGCTGCCGAGAAGCTGGCAGATATGGCACAGCCATATATTGCATATAGCTGTTCAATACTTGATTTGTCTCAGAACAGCAAGAAATATAAGAATTACAATATTGGAGATGAAGTTGTATTAATAGACAGCTTTTCTAAGACGAAGATTAAGCAGCGAATAAAAAAGATATCTAGATATCCGGATGATCCGAGTAAAGATACATGCGAAATTGCTAACCTGAAGCTTACATTTACTGAGATGCAGCAGAAACTTAACGATGCAGCAGACACAGTAAATAATATTACAACTGACAATGGAACAGTAGATGGCAGCTCTATAGATGATATGGATGCCAATAAACTAACAAATGTTGATGATGTAGTATCTAAAACGGAAAGCTTTAAGAGCATTAAAACAGAAGTATTAACTGTTACAGGTGAGTTACAGAGTGCATCAGGTAAAATCGGAGAACTTGAAACCAATAAACTTGATGCAGAAACGGCAAGGATTACATATGCAACAATAGAAAATTTAAAAAGCCTTTCCGGAGAATTTGAAAAATTCAAGACGAATGATTTTACTGCAATAACAGGAAAGGTTAATGACCTTACTGTTGGAGTAGAAAAAGTAAATACGCTGATGTTTGGCTCTGCCACAGGCGAAACCATTACTACAGATTTTGCCAATAGTGTTATTAGCATGATAGGTATAGCACAGATTAAAGATTCTATGATAGATTCCTTAGATGCAAAGAAAATAAAGGCCCTGGACATTGATACCACAGATGTAAAAGTGCATAGCAAAGATGGTAAGTCACAGTGGACCGACAACACCCTCCAGATTAGTGACAGCAGCAGACTTCGCGTGCAGATTGGAAAAGATGCATCGGGAGACTACAACATGTATGTGTGGGATAAGAAAGGTAACCTGATGTTTGACGCGTTAGGGCTTACAGCAAAAGGCATCCAAAGAGAGATTATCCGAAATGATATGGTATCTCAGGACGCTGATATATCCGCTGAAAAACTGGATATAGGAAGCTTGTTTGAGGTGATAAACAAAGATGGAAGCCATACGCTTAAAAGTAGCAAGATATATGTAGACGCTGACAACCAGACGCTTGATGTTTCTTTTAAGACGATAACCACTAAGACGAATACAGCAGTTGAAGCAGCAAACAAGGCAGCGGAAAGTGCTGACAATGCTCTTTCTACTGCAAATTCTGCCGACGCAAAAGCACAGAGCGTTGTAAACAGAGCAAACTCTGGAGAATTTAAAGGTGACAAAGGAGCAACCGGAGATAAAGGTGAAACAGGAAATGGAGTAAAGCAGATAACACCACAGTATTATCTGTCTACATCTAACACAACACAGAGTGGTGGCTCTTGGGGCAACACAAGACCCGCGTGGATTTCTGGAAGATATTACTGGATAAGAAATTATATATTGTGGACAGACGGTAGCGCAACCTATTCAACTCCACAGCTTGCTACAGACCTGAACAATCTTTATTCATCACTTAAGACAGTCACTGATACAGTATCTTCTCAAGGGACGCAGCTATCTACGGTTCAGGGGCAGATAAGCTCTAAGGTGTGGCAGCAGGATATAACTACGGCTGTAACATCATTGGAAATTGGCGGAAGAAACCTTGCACAGAATACAAATCAGGGAACTTTTGGTTGGAGTTGGACTATGCAAACAGGTGGCTATACAGCTACAGAAGTAACGGAATCAGGAGTGAAAACTTGTAAACTTACTAGAAACAATGTTGCACAATCTGGGTGGTCAGTTATTCGTTATACAAGTATAGCTCTAGCAAAACTAGAAACAGATACAACATATATAATATCCTTTGATGTAAAAGGCAGTAGTGATGTACCTAGTTGGAATGTTAATTTAATGAAAACAGATGGGACAAATGGGTTACTTGCGACAATAGCATATAAAAATAAATCAAGTAAAGCTAATAACTGGTCTAAAATAGTGGCGGAAGTAAAGACATTGACAAAATTTCCAACAACTATGACAGAACAATTATTGTATTTAACGGGAATGATTTCAACTCCTAATACATGGTATCAGTTTCGAAATGTAAAAATTGAAAAAGGGAACAAAGCGACGGATTGGTCGCCGGCACCGGAAGATGTAGATAGCTCTATAGCTTCCGTGGAGGGTAAGGTTACAACAATCAGTAATAAATATACAGACTTGAATCAGGCTTTATCATCCTTGACTGCAACGGTAAACAGTAACACGACAGCAATAAGTAAAAAAGCAGATGGAAGTACTGTTACTTCTTTACAGAGTAATATTACGGCTCTGCAGGCAGACCTTGGAGGATTTAAAACAACGGTAAGTGATACATATGCCACTAAAACAAGCTTAAATGATTATGCCACGACAACGGCTATGAACAGCGCAATCAACCAGTCGGCAAGCAGCGTAATAACGACAGTCTCTGCTAATTATGCAACAAAAAGTGATATTAATAGTCTTCAAATTGGAGGTGTAAACAGATTTGTTAAAGGAACTGTGACAAAAAATAAATATATAACCAGCACAGGAGCAATAATGGATGGCGGTAACTATTGGAATTTGACGGACTACATAGATGTGTCTAAGTGGACAAACTATGTAGCGAGTGGATGGACCAATCTGGGGAATGCACCAGCCACATGTTTTTTTGACAGCAATAAAAAGTTTATCAGTGGAGTAGCAGATAAATCTACTGGAGTGAGAGGTTCTCTGCCAGTTCCTTCTAATGCTGCATATATGCGTTTTAGCTTTGCACATGTAGATACAGACAAGCTAAAAATAGAAAAGGGCACTAAAGCTACAGATTATTCGCCAGCTCCAGAGGATGTAAATGCAAAGTTCAATGCTTATGCTACAACAGCAAGCTTAAGCGCGTATATAACCAAAACGGATACTGGAGCGCTAAAGAGCTGCATTGAGGCGATTGCAGACACCATAAATATTACAGCTAGAGGAGGCTTAAATATTTCCGGTGATAGATTTACGCTTGCATCTACCAATACGACTATTACAGCAGATGGAACAATCACATGTAAAAAATTAAATGCTAAAGGTAGCACAATAGGCGGATACACAATTAATGATTATACTTTAGTGGGTGAACAAGTTGGAATAAGTAGTAAAAGCGGATATGCTTGGGCGTTTTGGGCTGGTTCTGATACACCAGAAAATTCTGTGTTTAAGGTAGGACATGATGGTAGCTTGTATGCAAAATCAGCTCATATTACCGGAGGAGATATAGACATTAACACAAGTACATTGAGTACATCTGTAATTAAGCTAAATTACGGCAGTAGGCACGCTGAAATGTCTCCTTACCAAATAAATTATACATCAGATGAATATGAATCATTTATGGATGCAGATGGCTTCGCAGTTTTGGATAAAAACGGAAATACTATATCTGGTTTAAGAGGAGAAACTTTAATGTTAAATCAGGGAGATTGTTATGTGTATGGATATTATTATATAAGTTCTGGCGGTGCATGGGTTGAACTGTCGGAGTGGATTAAGCAAAAATTAGGTATATAAATCCGCACAGCGGTAGAAAGAAGGTAAAAATGACAATACAGAAAAATGTAACATTAAACGCATCTGTAACAGTACAGATAGATAACAATGAGACAGCAATTGTTAATATGTATGCAAACATACCACAGCAGGGACAGCCGACAATCAATAAGACAGTTGTTAATGTTAAAGGGTACATAGCAAATAAGAAAGCATGTGATGCGGACATTGCAACATTTGAAGCAGAAGTGTACAAAGCATTAGCAGGAGGACAGGAATAAATGAAATGAAGCAATTATGAGAGCACTCGGCAATAAGCTGGGTGCTTTTATAATGCAATAAAATTTAAAGTTGCACCAGTGCAACAGAAAGGATATTGACTTATGGAAAAATTAAAAGTAATTGTAACAGCGGTGTGGAGCATTATATTAAGTGCCCTGGGAATTTTGGCAATTCCAGTATTATTATTGGTAACATGTAATCTAATAGATTATTTCACAGGTGTTGCGGCTTCTAAATTTAGAAAGCAGCAGATAGATAGTTATAAAGGAATAAGAGGGATTGCAAAGAAAATATGTATGTGGCTTTTGGTGGGAGTTGGTGTGATAGTAGACCAGCTCCTTTCTTATTCTGCAGGTGTTATTGGAATAACATTGCCATTTACATTTTTAGTGGCTTGTGTTGTGGCAATATGGCTGATCTGCAACGAAATTATAAGTATCTTAGAAAACATAAATGATATTGGCGTAACACTTCCACCATTCTTGCAGCCTATTGTTAAGAATTTAAAGAGTCAGGTGGAGCAGAAAACAGCGATCGATAACAATGATCAGGAGGATAAATAATATGAGAACATTTCCAACAATTAATACAAGATATGAACATGTAAACAATTTCATCAATACACTTGCGCCTGTGGTGTGCAATGCATGGGTTAAGTATAGAAGAGAAGGAAAGAAGACGATTAGTCCGGCTGTTATTTTAGCACAGGCCGCTAAAGAATCTGGCTGGAACTTAGATGCAAGCACGCTCTTTGGAATCAAGGGAACAGACATCACATGTGATACAACAGAGTTTATTAACGGTACATATGTTAATATTAAAGCTGGATTTGCAAAATATCCTAATACAATGGGAGCTATATATGGATATTTGGATTTAATGCAGTGGGATAATTATAATGATGCTACATCTGCTAATACGGTTGAAGGTGAGTTATATGGTCTCACAAATGCTGTCAATAATACGGATAGAGATGCAGACGGTAACTGGGTTGGCTATAATTATGCTACAGCTCCAGATTACTATGAAACAACACTTGCGCTTATCAATGATTTTGGACTTAGAGTGTTCAATGATTATGTTTGGAGTGTGGTTAATGATTCAGAAGATGAGAAAAACATTGAGCAGCCATCACAGGAACTTGATGAATCTGTAATTGACGCAATTTATCGCGGAGAATATGGCAATGATCCAGAGAGAAGACAGAAGCTTGAAGCTGAAGGATACAATTATGCAGACTATCAGGCCGCCATGGAAGCTAAGTATTATCCTAAAGATGATACACCAGTGGAAAGTGAGGAAGAGCTGGCAGAGGAAACACCGCAGGATGCAGAAGAAAGAGTGGCAGTTGTAGAACCAGGAGGAAGTTTCTGCCAGATTGCAAGAGACTATCTCGGAGATGAAGGCAGGGCACAGGAGTTAGCAGAATATAATGGAATGAGTATAGATACACCTCTTTACGCAGGCATGGAGCTTAAACTGCCAGATTAAATTTTACTCATAAAATTTATGTATAATTAATATCATATTATAAGAAAAATAAAATGCGCATAATACACATAAAACTATTGACAAAATACGCATAATGCGTATAATAAAATTAAAGATACCAAGAAAGGAGGAAAGCCAATGACTGTCAGAGAGCTTGATAAGCTTATAAGGAATGACGGTTGGTATTTTATAAAGCAAGTTGGATCACATATGCAATATAAGCATCCAACGAAAAAAGGGAAAGTAACAATACCTAACCATGGAAGTGGCGGAGATGTAGACATACGAACAGCCAATTCAATACTTAAGCAAGCAGGACTTAAATAGTCCTGCATAGCTTATGTTGGTGAAAGGTATAATATAAAAATAAAAACAATGAAAGGAAAACGGAGGACGAAAAAGAAAAAACCGAAGAAAAGTAAAAGAAAAACAGGAAACGAAGAATGGAAGGAAAGGAAAGAAGGTCGTTAAAAATGAAATTAGTATATCCGGCAATTTTTACACCTTGTATAGAAAAATGTGGCTACACAGTAGAAGTGCCTGATCTCCCTGGATGCGTTACTGAAGGTAAGGATTTAGCAGACGCTATTGAAATGGGAATAGATGCAGCGAGTGGTTGGGTACTAGGTGAACTTGAAGAAGGAAATAATATTCCATCTCCATCATTGGGGAAGGATGATATAAAACTTGAAGAACCAGAAAGCTTTATAAGTATGCTTGTATTAGATATTGATGCTTATGCTGAAAAGTATGGTAATAAAACAGTACGGAAAAATATAACTATTCCTGCTTGGTTAAACACATATGGAGAAAAGAATAATATTAACTTTTCACGGATTC